ACCTGCACCATTGCCTGAGTTAAAATCATCCTCGTTAAACGGTGCTGAAAATACAATTTCTTGAGGTGTAGAAGACATTCCAGCGTAGAACATGTGTTCTCGAAATGAAGCTACAAACTGCGCTCCTGCTACACTGCTTTCAGATATGGTTGTAACTGTTGTGTCATTAATTACTCTAGGAGCGTCAGCACCGTTAACCATACAAACTTTCTCAGCATTTTCGTAATTAAATCTTTCAAAATACGCCCGTCCGTTTGCTGTTAATCCAGTTGCTAATGTAGTCCATACGTTACTACCTGCATCAACAACTAAAATTCCATTAGAAACTGCGTATACTTTATCGTTGTAAATTAAAACACCTTGTACAATATTATCACCATTTACCCTAGCGGTAGAAACTTTAGTTGTACCATTTAAACGGCGATAACCTCCTAATACAGAAGGTTCAAAATTTGTTAGCTTTGTTGCTGCTCCGGGCGGCATTGAATAGATATCTTGGTCTAATATAAGACCACCCGTGGTCGTAATAATACTAGATGTTATGTCTTGTGTCATGGCGCTGTATTATATAACCTCATTCCTGCTGGATACATATAATTTTTTGTGTTTATTAGTTCTATTCGCATACGTGCTAAACCTTCTTTATAATCTTTTTCAGAGAGTTGTGCAGCAGGTATGTTAGCTCTAAGAATATGGCAATAATATTTTCCACGATTTACAATTACGTCATCATAACGTGAAGGTAAGTCGGGAGTATCAGTAGATGAAGATAAATCTGTATGAACTTTGTAATACTCGTAACGAACACTTAAAAAACTTGAATCAGGTATTGGTGTAAGACCATACTTATCATCGTATGTTTCATAAACATAAAAAGGTGTACCAAAATGCTCTACAGATGTAGTGTTTAAGTCACGATCAGAAAACTTATCTAACCACTCACTGTAGGAAAGAAAAACAAGTTTTCGAGGACTTATATTTTCTGAAACTGATACGTTGTCTACATCGTGGTTTGCAGAAGCAGAGTTTACAAAACCTATAAAAGTCGATGTTGTTGTTGCTGTAAAAATAACAGTATGAAACTGACCGTCACCCGCATCATCAATAGAAAGAGTTTGAGTTGATATTTGTGTACCACCAGAACCTGTTCCTATGTTTAATGTGATATCTCCTGTAAATGTACGAACACGAAGAACGTATTCTTTATTTACAACAGTGCTAATAGACTGTTCCGCTCCTGCATTATTTAATCTCAGTCGAGCAGAAGCGTTAGCAGGACTTCCACTAGTAGTGCTCCAGTTAGTTATATTTGATGTAAAATTACCATTAGTAATTAAATCACTTGGAAGTAATACAAAGGTATTCATATTTGCCTGTCTGGCATCTGATGGCAGACTGTATTCTTGAGTACCTGCCGTTAAAGAATCTGTTTGATCACTATGAATAAAAGGCCACTGAACTTCAGAATTATAAATATCGTGAATACTTTTATTCACCATGTTTTTAGCAACAGTTTGAATACCTCTAGAACTAGCAAAATTACTAGATGTTAATTCTGCTTCATTAAGTTCGTTTAATATTCTATTTGTTAATACAAGAAAAGTAGCCATTGTTTATCCTATAATTAAATATAAAGTATGTAGGAGAAGGGGTAAAGACCCCCTCTCCATTGTAACATACAAAGTTACGCGAAAGTGACTTTCTGAGGTTCACTTCCACCAAGACCGTCATAGTCAGCAACAATTGCGAATACGCGAATAATAGCGTTAATCGCTCCCGTTGCAATCACTACGTCAATCGTGTCGGCAGCGGTATAGTTACCGTAGCCTACAGAAGTCGTACCTTGCGAACCCGCACCCGCTTGAGCGCGAATAGGCACAAGGTTAGTATTAGCAATGGTTTGAGCCGTAACATAACGGTCAACATCGTCACCGTCACCTAACGACACAGTACCACTGTTTCCTGCAGTATCAGCAGTCATTACCTCGATTCCGGCAGTAACAACATACGTATTAGCAGGAAGTTCGATACACTGGATGACATCACCAGAAGCGTTAGTAAAAGCGGTAAAGTCAATAACTTGCGTTAGTACTTTAACGTCTCCTGCGCTTGCGGAGATACCAGTAGAACCACCACCTGTAATGGTAAAAGTAGCCATGTTCTAGTCCTCCCTTAACTATCCAAGTCGCACAAACCCTTAAACACGCCCTTAAAGCCTGTTCCGCTGCCCTTGAGAACTTTACGTCCAAAAACGTGTAGTCCACGAACAACATCAGCAAAGCTATCAGGGTCGCGTATCACTTCCGTTTTGGCAATGTGCGAAGCCGTAACGACTGCGCTTTGATGCCCGAACAGGAAGAGGGTGTGACCACTTGTTGCAGATGAGCCAAAAGTGTGCGCTGCGTCTGATCCCGTAGAACCAACAACAATCGCATTAGTTTGATACAGGTCAAAGCCGTGAAGTGGCCTTTCTGTAACTTTACCGTTCAGAAGCGGAGAACCGCCACCCGTGACCGACGCATCCATAATTTTGGATGAAGCGCCACGCAAAACTTCGTAGAATTGCGGCGGGGCCACAAGCCAACGATTTTCTTCTGGAACGTCATTTTCATCACAGTTACGTGCTGCTTGTGCAACAAGATCAGCAATCTCGTCACCAGTATTTGCAGACGTAGCCTGAGTTGCGATAGTACCCGTAGGCGTAGCAGCATTATCAGAAATAGCCTTTAGAACATTAAAGTCAAAAGCTTTCTTCAAGCTGTATGCACCGGATGAAGTTGCCAAAGCTTCAAAATTAAGATGACTGTGGCGTTCTTCGATATCGTCAACTTTAAAAGCAAAGTAGTTACCCTGATCAACGGTCAACTGAATCTGATCATCAGATAGGTCTTCCGTGTTCACGGTTGTACCGCGAGCATAATCTCGAACCGTAATTGACGGCTCTTGGATAATATTCACGGTATCGCCAAAGTTTTCAATTTCTCCAGCGTAGTCGGTGTTTGTAACTGCTTCAGCTACCGACGCACGACGGAAAAACTTGAGAACTTTTTGGCTGAAAATAGTGGGTACAAAATTACCTGACGGTAAGTTGTTGTAACCACCAGCGCGAGTAAAAGCCATTTTGGTTTCTCCTTACTAGGGGATGTTAAAATTAAAAGTATTAAAGAGAATCAACAACTCGTCCCTCACGGGAAGCGGAATCAATCTCTTTTTCGTATTTCTCAAATTCCCACGGTTTAAGCCGGGAGATTTCCTCTACTGTCCAGACTTTTTTATCTGGTCCTAAAGATTCTAAGCCTCGATTTGCTGCGGTGCGAGTTACAGCTTGCGCTGCTTCTGCCCGCTGATTCTTTTTTGAACCAGATCGTCTTGACTTAGTAGTGGTCTGACCGACATCTGCTTTGTACAGATCAATAACTCTTGCGGCCCAACGAACATCTGTATTATTGCGATAGACTCCATCAGAAATGCTTGATGGTTGTTCTTCTAACCAACGTAGAAAATCGTCACTTTCTTTGAGTTCTGCAAAGTCAGGATGTAATGCGGAAAGTTGTTTTTCAGCAGTTATTCGTTCTGCTTCTTCTTCCTTTTGTCGCAGTACTTCCAAATGTTCTTCGACTTCTGAAACTCTGTCGTTAGCTTTTAGCGAAGAAATAGTTTCGACCACATCGTATACATCAGGGTATTGATTGCGGAAGTTTTCAAGTTCTTCTGCTGTCTTAGGAAGCTGTTCAGCTTTTAGAGAGGGACCATCACCCATCTTGAGTTTTGCTTCAAGAACTTCTCGGTTTTGTTTCCACTCGTTTAGCTTAGTGTCATAGTGCTTCTTTAGATCATCATACCTTTTTTTGTAATCGTGATCTTCTTTTTGAACGATACCTTCTGTAAGTTGAGGAGTAGCCGCTTCTTCTACAACGGGGTCCAAAGTTTCTTCGTCTGGTTCATTCAAGGTTCGCCTATACGCATTTTCGTATGGGGTAGGCTCAAGTACTTCTTCTGTTTCGTTCTCAGTGTCAATCATGCTTTATCTCCTTTCTCTCGCGGGGCCAGAAATAATCTGGGTAGCCGTGCGGAGGAGTAATGTGTAGTTAAATAGCGGGGCCGAAAATTTCGGGTAGCCGCTCCGGTAAATGAAGCGTTTTAATAGCTCCAAACTGTAGGGCGTGGACGACCTTTTGCTTCTTTCATATTATCAAGGTGTATAAAACGTCCAGCCATTAATCCATTTTGTTTTACGCCTATGCCTGTCATACCTTTTCGTATTGAAAGGCAGATAAGCTCGTATGCGTCTTTTAAATTTACAGAAACATCGACAGCTTGTCCGTGACGGTGTGGTGAGTCTTTAGCTCCACCTATGCTATCGTTGTGTTCCTTGCATCTAAACGCAGAGGTTATTACCATAGGACGATCAAATTCTTTTCTAATTTCTACAAGAGTTTCCATAAACTCAGGTTTCATTGCTGCATCTTCACAACCGCACTTACATTCTAACTCGTTATGCGTAAAGTAGTCCCATTCTACAAGCATTATACAGACCTTCTGGTTACAAGACCACCGCCACTCATATCAAGAATAGCTTGTTCTTCTTCTTCTTTTTTTACAGAAGGAGGACTTGTTAAAGGACTGCCTTGTGACGGTGAATGAAGTTGTTCACCACTATCTTTTTGTACCATTCCTCCACCCTGCATAGGCATTTGTGGTGCGTTTTGTTCTTGTGGTACTTGCATTGGAGGCATTTCTGCTTGTTGTGCTTGCTCTTGTTGTTGCGGTTGAGGTACAAAAGCTTTTTGTTTGTCTCCTCTTGATTTCTCAAGTTGTGCGCGAAGCTCTAAACCTTTTTCACGATAGGTTTCAAGACGCTGCATTCCTATGTACTCTACAAGCTCTTTTGGAATACGATACTCAAAGTTAGAAATCTTAATAGGAATATCAGAGTCAGGGTCAGCACCTTCAATCTGCACGCCGTCTTGTTGTGCTTGCTTCATAGCTTTTTTAACTTCTATGTTGATATTATTTAACCCTACGTACAGAACAGATTCATAGGGCAGTATAAAATCACCCTCTTTTGCTGTTGTAGGAATATCATCCTCTACGGACTCTACACCACCCTCTACAGGCATATCACCCATAGGCTCGTTAACTACACCTGCTGGTATCGGTGGTGCTTCCATTTCAGGAATGTTAGGTTGAATAAGTGCCATTGTTTTTCCTATTTAAGTTAAGCTGCATTTTTTATTTTATTAAATTTTCTAACATATTCGTCTTTCATACTTCCTTCGTAGGAATTTGTGTCTCCAGACAAATAAGCTTTACCCCATTGTTCTCCTCTTACAGCGCGTCCACGTATTGTTCTCATACCGTCTGCAATGTAAGTGTAGTTGTCTTCAGTTTCAAAGTTGTAAATAACTTGTTTCTTTAGTCGTCCTTCAGCAGGTTCAACTCGCGTAATTTCTACTAGATTGTTGTTGGGACCAAGAACTATGTCGCCTATATTTAACCACTGTACGATAGCTGCTGTCCCATCACCTTTAATCATCCATTCAGTTCCAGATACCATCGAATCATTTAGATGCCAAATTTCAGGGTGTACATCTACAAGAAGAGATACAATAGGTTTAGCTTCAAGCGGTGTGTTCCAACGGCGTGTCTTTTTAGTTTCAGGATAAGACATAACCATATCGCCTATTTTTAAATCTTCAATATTACGGTATGTATTGTTAGCCATAAGTATTTGAGTTCCTGCGACCCAACATGCTGATCCACCACCATCGTCGCCTTCTCCTTCGCCTTCTCCTTCTCCTTCCCCTCCATAATCTCCAAAATCGTCATCAAAACCGAATATTCCCATTGACGCTTCACTAAAAGCCACGTCTGCTGTAGGACCGCCTATTCCTTCTGAAGCTGCTTCTGCTGCGGGGTCAACATCAAATATCTCTTTATCTTGATTTCTTTCATCTAAAAATATAGCTTCAGCCTGATCTATCTCCGCTCTAATTTCTTTCTCAGTTTTAGTGGGCGGTGTTATATTTCTACCTGCTAATTTAGCTAGTTGACCTTCTAATTCTGCTTCTGTTCCGGGCATAGAGAATATACCCTCTATAGCAAGATCATCTTGTTCTTGTTGATTTTCCATATCCTCAGGGCTTGTTCCAATACCGAAAAAGTCTGCAAATGGAACAATGTTGTTTATAAGTGCAGATAAAAAGTCTTTTGTTGTAAAACCACTATACGTGGAAGAAGCTATCTGTGCGGCTGTAAGACCTACTCCAAATGCAGCGGTTCCAAGACCTGTTGCTACGAACGGATTAATACCCGGTACAGCGCCTAATACAAAACCTTCAACAGTATCTTTACCGACTTGTGATAAAACTTGTCCTCCAATAGTTTTTGCAGTAGTCTCGTCTATCGCAAGATCAAGTTTTTCTGAAAATAAATCTATTGAACGAGATAGTTCCATACCTAAAGTATTTTTGCCTTCTGCTTCTGCTCTTGCAATGTCAGCAGGAGTTGTTATAGGTCCACCAAACAAAGACGCTGTAGGAGCATCTTGTGTGGCAAAAGCTGAACTTTGTGTAGCAGCAATTGCCTCTTCTTCTTCTGATGCTTTAAAAAATCCTTCAAAATCATCCGAAATATTTACAAGTGGATCATCTACTTCTTCACCAAAAATAGGATCAATAACGTCTACAAAATCGGTTGACTTAACTGCTTCTGTTAACTCATCTAAAACATCTCGTTCTCTTGTAACATCTGCAACTTGATCAAACACTTGTTTAACAGATTCCGGTTCCGTAACAGCTTTCGGTGCTTCTACTGGTTCAGCAAGAAAACCCGGATTTATTTGCTTTATTGTTTCTATAGCTAGATTTTGAATACTTTCTTGATCTTGTTTTTTTTGTGCCGCTCGTCTAGCCTTGAGTATAAAAGATTCAAGAGCTTGTGCTTCTGGATCGGTTCCTAAATCTTCTCGTAATTGTGTTACAAAAGATTGAATTGGTTCCGGTTTAGGAGCAGAAGGATCAGAAGGATCAGGAGTAGCAGTAGGTACAAAACCACTTTGTTGACTTAGTGCAGTTACTGCTGGAGTGCTTGATGAAAAACCTGCTTGAGAAGAAGAAAACACGGGGTCAGGTTCTGGTGCTGGGGCTGGGTCTGAGGCTGTAGGTTTTGCAGCGGTAGTTTTAGTTTCAGGTTGTTCTTTACGATCTACAATCCCGTCTAAATTTCCTTCCCACCACTTTCTAAAATCTGGGTGTTCAGGGTAAGCATAGGGATGGTTGTCATAATCTGGCCCCTCATCATCATAAAGACCTCCTGCAAAAGCATCTCCACTAACGTTTGGATTATGATAATGTGTAGGACCAACTTCTCCTCCCTCATTAATAACTCCTAAGACGCCCTGCTTTAAATACTCAGGATCACCAAACCCACCTATGTCTTGTAGATATTGTTTTAAATGTTGAAACCCGCTGTCAGTTTGATCTACTGGCATATTTATTTACTCTTGTGCTTTTGCATCTGATTTAACCGATATATTCAGGTTCTGAAGTGTTTCCAGTAAAGCCATCTTGCCCTGCAGACGGCGCATCTCCAATTCCGATTCCACCACCACCAACTGCCGTTGCGTCATTTGGCCCAACTGTTGTAGGTACTCCTCCAGCGGCTCCCATGTTTCCGGGTTGTTGACCAGCGGGAGCAGCTTCTTCGCCTGTTGTGCGTTCATTTAGTCCTCTCAATACCTCTGCAAAAATAGCAGCATCATTTACATCATTTACAAGAAGATCAGGGTCAATGTCTTGACTGATTGCAAGTTCTCGTACTAGATTTGGAATCTTAATAAACGGAGCAAGCATCGGGTTTGCTACTGTTTGTAACAGTGCAGTCAAGCGTTGACTTCTTACTTCTTTTTGTATGACTGCGCTTGTTCCGCGAGGCTTAATCTCAAGATCACCGTATATTTCGGTCATGTTATCATTAAACTGCATGTTCCACTGAAAAAACGCCTCACCCATTGGCTTGAGAAGAAAGTCATCAATATTTTTAATTACTGTTTTAATGCTTAAACCTGCACTAGACATAAGCATACTTAGACCTGCTGCTGTTCGTCCAGTGCCAGTTACGCCTGTTTGACCGTGCGTAATACTTGGAATACCCGTCTGCTCGTCTGCAAGCTGTCGGGCCTTATCGTACATTTGTATATTTTCTCCAGCAGTATTAGGAAACTTAATTCCATTTATTGCTGTTCCCGTTACGCCAGACTGCCTACGAAAGACCTTGCCGGGATATACATCGTACGATTGGCCGGGAACCAGTTGCGTTTCATCTATGTCAAATACAAGATTACCAGCAAGAGCTAGGTTATCAATAGCCATACGAACATGTCCGTTCATTAGAAGCTGGCTATCTTCCATATTTTCAGCTACACCTACACCAAAGATTTGATATGGGTTAAGTTCAAAAGGAAATGAATAAAATGGAAGCCGTGTAGGCAAGAATGGATTAGATACAATACGAAGAATATGGTTGCCACAAATCCAAGCGTTTACCTGAATAGACGGTCCCGCATCTGCTGGTATTTCAAGACCAGCGTCTTCAGCACTGTTCGTATCCATGATACCCCAGTACTCCAACACTTCATAACGATACTTTTCATTTTGAGTATCTTTTTCGTTATTATAGAGAGTGCTTTCAAAATAACGTTCTTCATAGTTTGGTCCTTCTTCCAAAACTGCTTCAATAGCATCTTTGTCAAACAAAGGTCGGTTTAATAAATCAAACAGTTGCTCACGATTAAATCTGTGACGCTGAATAGCGTATTCGCAATCGTGTGTAGATGTAGCAGAAGGATCAGGATAAAAATCCCAACAACTTACAGACTCAATACGAGGCACAGACTTTTCGTACGGTGCGTAAATCTTTTCTTCTGTTTCTTCATTTATAGACCAGTTATGTACAGTCTTGTTGTAGTTAAATGGTCCTTTAATAATTCCTGTGCCTAACAAAGCACATTCAAACAAAGCGTGACGCATAACAGTTACAGCGTTTGTATCTAAAAGCTGATCTTGCATACACTTTTCAAGAAAACGTGCAGCTTCTCTAGTTGGAGAAACTTGCGGCTCTCCTGCTCTTGATGGACCTTCTTCTAAATTTGCACCTTCATAACGATCAGCCATTCCACCCAAAGGTAGTGTAGCTTCTGTAGCACCGGGAGGAAGTTCTCTACCGTCACCCGGAAAACCTAGCGGGTCCGGTTCTTCTTCCGGTTGTTGAGGATTTTTAGACAGGTGTGCAAATTCTACAATACCTTCTGGTACTGGAGTAGACTCAACTGAAATGGGAAACTTATTTTGCGAAAAAAGAATGTCTACGATCTGACCGTAAGCGGCAAGAACTTTTGTTTTTGTAATCTTAATAAAAACTTGACTTCGCTCATTTTCACGATACTGTGTTGAAGAATCGTAGATACCACGATAATTCTTATAAGCTTGTAGCCATCTCTCTTCGTCAGGAAGCCTTCCAGTTTCAGCATCTTCAAAACGAGACTGAATGGTTCCAACAAGTTCATACTTGTCTTCTTGCTTCATTTAAATGCAACTTTCGTTAAGTATTTCAAAATTAACTGTGTGGCGAACTTGCTGCCATTTTACCAAGAACGTTAGCGTCCATGTGTTTGCTTCCTGCTTCTGAAGGAAAGTCTTCAGTTAAAGGGTAGTTATTTTTAATTTTAGTATCAAACTCTAGCTTTTCACGGTACAGTGCCGACTCGTTTACATCAGAGGTTTCACCCTGTTTTGCCATTTGTTTTTCGATGTATCCTGCACCGTACATTTGGGTATTTCCTGTAGGCATAATATAGTTTCCTTTTGTAAGTTGTCAATTAACGATTAAATAATTCTGCAGCTTGTGATTGTAAATCTCTTCGTGCAGCCCTAATCTTATCTAGCTGTTCTTCATTTATAGAGCGTGGATCAAGTTCCGTAATGCCGCTGTCTCTCATAATTCCTGTAGATATCGCAGGTTGTTCTGCTTCTACTCGTCTTTGATACGTTTCCTCTAAATTATCAAGATACTGCATTCCACCTTCATCCGTAGCCTGTGCTATGAAACGATCTTCATCACCCATAAGTCTTTGGGGTGTATCTGCTTCACTTGTTCTTGGTACAGGCATACTTTCCAAATAGTCTGCTTGTCTAACAGTCGAAGGAGCGGGTCTTTCTCTAGCTTCTGCAAATGCTGCAGGAGTTGCGGCAAGGGCTTCTTCTGCTACAGTTGCTGCTAAACCTAATCCTGTTGCTGCACCAGCGACAAGTTTTGGACCTGTTTTCTTTGCTGCTTCTGATAGACCTCTAAGAAAGTCTCCCATTTTATCACGACCTTCTTGACGAGAAAGAGTAGGCTCGGAAGATGTATCGGTAAGACCTTCTTTTAACGATGTTAAATCTCGTTCTGGTTCTACAGGTGCTTCTATTTTTGGTTGTGCAGCTACTTGCGAAGCTTGTACTCTTTGTGCTTCTTGTGCAGATAAAGCTTCTTTAACATCATCTGCGTCAAACTCTCCATCAGGGCTGTATCCCTGCATAAACATATCGAATGATTGTTGAGTAGGAAATGAGGATTGTACTTTTGCTTTTGTTTCCGCATCCATTTCTAACTCATCTAAACGAACTTGGTACGCTGCGCGTTCTGCTACAGTTAACTTTGCCTTTTCTCCCAAAGCTTTCATGTCTGCTTCATTTGTTACGTCATACAATTCTGAAACAAAGTTTGCAGTGTTAAAACCTTGCTGAGTTAAAAACTCGACGGGCGTAATATCCGATAAAAATTTTCGTAAAAAAACAGACTGTCCGGTTGTTGCTTGTGTTGTTTGAAACTCTCCTAAAGTACCTGCCAGATATGTCGTTTCTCCTATAGTCCTGCCTTTTTCTAGGTGTTGAATAAGGGCATTAGCGTTAGCAACTCCACCACCCTCTGCTTCAGGAGTGCGTGATACAAGAGAATAAGCAAATTTTCTTAAAACATTATGTGTTAGCGAAATATTTTTTAAAACACCAGTTTTGGTTACTTGTTTAATATTAGGATATCTAGTTTGCTTTAGTTTATCTTGAATAATACTTAAATACGTTTCTTCTATTTTTTTTGGACTTGGAAAAACTTTCTCACCACTTGAAGATTTAACCGCATCAAAAAGAATACTATATAAAGTAGGAGTTAAAGCGTACTCTGTAAGTTTTCCTTTATTATTAATAACCATACTATAATCATCAGAACGAAGAAATGTCTTTACAGAGTCTGTAGCTTCAAGTTGTTCTTGTGTGGGGTTTATTTGAGATACAAGAGCGTTTACGTCTGATAATCGCATACCTGTAATTACAGACAAAAGCATGTGAGCTTTTACAATTTTCGCAGGTATGATTTTTTTCTTTTGTCCTACTTCTATATCCTGAATATCGTTTAGGGTATCTCGAAACGTTTTAAGCATAACTGCATCTGGTGCAGTTTTAATTTGACCGGGTATGTCACGCTCTGTTAAGTCAAAACCTAAAGTTTTAAATGGTTTTTTATCTGTTCCGTCATCAAAAGGATTAATTCTTCCTTTATTTCTTGTATTCCAAGTAGTTAAAGAATTTGATTCTCCTTTTCCTATTAAATTATTAATTACTGTTTGAATATGGTTTCCTAAATTTCTGACGTTTCCTGTTCCAAATTTTCTGTCTCCCTTTAAAGTGTTTTCTCCTTTAAGAAGACGCTCGTTTGTCATTACCTTTTCAATATTTTCTTCACTATTAAATTCTTTAAGAGTTGTAGTGTCAACATTAATACCCGCATCTTCAATTAATTCTAAACTGATACGGTATTCTTTCTCTGCTCCCCATTGTTGACCTTTAGCATCTTTTTGCATTTTTCGAGATTTAATATAATCTTCAAAAGACTGTCGAACAGATGGGCCTGTTTGTGGGGATTCTATAAAGGGTTTTTGTGCCATGTGTAGAGGTTTTTTTAATATCCAAATGTTGAGTTAACTGGTTGATAGCTTTCTTGCTGTTTAATCGAATGAAACATAGAACTGGTAGCATAGCCAGTCTGACGAGTCATGCACATGTACCGTAACGCATCGTACGCATGATCCTCTGCCTTTGTATCCACATCTTCCGATTGTGTTTTGGAAAGTGGAAGTGTAGGCAGTGTACGTACAAGATTAGTACAAGTACCAAAGATTCGTAAACCGGGTTCTTCTCCATTTTTTAACGCAAGTCTACGGTGGAGTTCGATTTTCCCAGCTATGCGATTTCTATCCGCTGGCACAAAACGTGTACCTCTACGGATCATTGACTCTGCTATGCTTGGTCCCGTGCCATGTCTTGACCAACAAGAACCATCTAAAACTGATTGTGTCATTTGAGGATCGTCATATTCTAAAGACATAATAAGGTCTGCAATACTTTCTCCGGTGTGACCCTTTTCGTAAAGCTCTCGATATATCCAGATGTTGTTGTCCCAATCTACAGCGCCCCAAAGAACACAAGAAGGACTGCTATATCCATAATCCATTGCGCGTATACGGGGCCAATTGTATGGAATCTCAAAAGGTTCAACAACATGTACAGACCTATCAAATTCACTAAATGCCGCTCCCTCTGCTACGTCCCAATCGCCCTCTAGAAGCCGTCTACGTTCTACTTCTGGTAGACTAAGAAGCATTGCCTCATATTCACCAGACTCCGCTAAGTAGGGATTGTCCGTAAGTCTTGCTGGTATAAATCTGCGCTGAAAGAGTGGTTGTTGTGTCTTTGGATTTTTTAATGTTCGTCCCGTGTCTGGATCGACTGCCCAAAACGGCGTATTTGGTGGACACGGATCAATAAACATTTTTTTAATCCACCAACCACCTGAACCACCCGGATTCGCAGAAGCTCGCATATACGTTTCCAACGAGGGGTCGGTGGTTCTGAGTCGGCTACGAAGGTAAGTCCAAACATAGGGGGTGGGATAATGTCCCAATTCATCGACGCCAATCCATGTAAATGCTTGTCCTTGATACCTTGTAACATCGTGGTCTTTATCTACGTAGCTAAAAAGTGCTGTAGCTCCGCTTGGAAATATCCACGTTGATTTTGATTCTCGAAATACTGCGCCGTTAAAAGCGCGAGGATAAAGTTTGCGTGACTGTTCGATAAGTTCAGTCAATTCTGCAAGTGTTCGTCTTAAAAGAAGCGCCTTATGGTTTGGATTATCCGCATATCGCAACAGATCAACCAACATCGCGTAAGATTTTCCACCACCTGCTGCGCCACCATACAAAACTTCTTTTTCAGGAGATGCCAAAAAGTCCGTTTGCGGACCTTCGTTGGGTCTGAAGATAAGTTCTGTGTCTTCCTGTAGTTGATTTCTGACTTGGGCAGGTAGGGAAGCAATAGTCCTATCATCTACGACTCCACCTTTTCCAGCGATCTGATCCGATTTCTTCAACGCTTTCGCTTGATTGTTCAGATTCGCTAATTTCTTCTCTGATTGCTCTAATATCTTCTTCTGAGAGGCGATCTTTCGCCGCTCGCTTACTTTCTTTTTTTGAACTTTTGAATACTGGTAGCGCCCTTTTTCTCCGGGTTTTAAAGGTGGTCTGCCCCTTTGTTTCTTTTGTGTGCTTTCTGCTGCTTTCGACATTTCTTAACACCATGCGTATACGTTACTTAACACGACGATACTTTCGAGTTTTCTTCGCAATACGGTTTGGTTGCTTGGCGTGTTGTTTACCCCTTTTAATTGCTTGCCTTTTCTTTTTTGTGGTTGCAGCATATTCAGAAGAGGATAAAGAACGAATTGCAGCAGAAGGCAGATACCTTTCACCTGTTGCTTTTGGCCCTTGTGTAGAAGGTTTACCAGACTTTGTTCTCCATTTTTGTTTACCCCATGATTTAAGGCTTCTTTGAGATTTTTTCAAAGCCATACAAAACTATCCTTTGTACCCGCCACCAGAAGCTTTATATCTTTTTGCTAACATTTGAGCTTTTCGTGCGCTCCACTGTCCCGGCTTGCCGCCTTTTCCACCTGCTTTAATTTGGTTAAAAAGACGTTTTCTCATAGCTGGCTTTGTGTAGTTTCCAGCTTCGTTTACCCTAGACTTAGATTTCGTAGCTTTTTTACGAGGAGGCATTTACTTTTTCTTACGCCTTGTCGCTGGTTTCTTTTTAGAAGCATATTTACTTTTCTTCATCATGCCGCCTTTTGACATGTATTTAGTTTTTTTACGCATGGTTTATTCCTTATATAAATTATTAAAGGTTATATCAGGGTCTGTGTAGCTATCATGTATTTCTGATGAGTGTATGTACTGGCTAGGAACGAAATCAGGTGCGCCCTCTCCAGTAACCCACAAAGCTGGGTTTGTAACTCGTACTCTGTTGTTTGGCAGTGCAACGATATTACCTGTCCATTTGTCAGCGTCGATAAGCTGTAGTACGTGGCTTTGTTTGTGTTGTGCAGGGTCGTCACTTATGTAGCTGTCCGTATAGTCTACAGTAAACATATAGCGTCCTTTGTAGAAATCTCCACCTATTTTACAAATCCACGGACTAGAACTTACTCTATCCATAACTATTATACTGTGATTGCGTGAAGAACAGTCCCACGGTTGGGCTAGGTGTGTATCCATTCGCTCTGGTACTTCTTCTAAACCCTCATCTGCAATTAAAGCTGTAATGGGCATTCTTGCCCACATTGCTCCACCATGTACGTTTTCTTCTTCATCTATGCCAGTAAACACAACTTGAAAACTTAGGCAACGGTCTGGAATTGTATTTACTGCGATAACAAGAGCGTGTAAAAGCTCTCCATGATATTCTTGATGATTATGAGTAAACTCTTTTCGTATCCAACATTTGAAATGAGGAATATTGCTCATTAAGTACGACATGGCACTTCTCCTTTATTAGCATTTCCAGCGCCTTCTAGCTTGGCGTATTCTCGAATTAGGATTCTTTGCAGCTTTTGGAAACTTTTTCATCTGTCCTGCGCTTCTAGCACAGTAAGATTTACGTCTTTTTGCTGCTTTGCTTCCCGGCTTGACCTTGCCAGTCACTGCCGTTTTGAGTTTACTCCCCGGATTTGCTTTACGGTGCGCTGCTACGCCAGCGCGAGTCATTCCTGCACCCTTTTTGGTAGGACGATAGTTCTTTTTAGTGCGAGGAATTGGTTTTTGTGCCATATTATGCTCGTTTTGTACGAGTTTTCTTTCTTTTCTTTAGATTTTTAAAGTCTGCACCCGTAATTTTGTTACGAGGGGGTGCAGAACCAGCAATTTTACGCTGTTTTGGGCTTAATCTTTTGCTTTTCATAGTTATTTACGCCTTTTACGCGCAGTTTGCGCGGCTCTTTTAAATTGACCAGTAGTTGGAGCGCCTTTTGCTCCCGGTTTTCTCATTTTTTCACCAGAACCTGCCTTTATTCTACGTTTTTTAGCAGCAATATTAGCATACAAACCACGCCTAGCCATTATACTTTGCCTTTCTTGAGCCACGCGAGTAGACCTTGCCACCGCTTTTCTTATTTTGAGGTAGTTTTCTTTTAGCTGTATCAATTCTACCTCTTGAAACTGTAACGCCTGTTAGTTTTGGTGGTTCTGGTTTCTTATTGTTAGCAATTAGTTTCCTTGCTCGGTCTCTTATTGCGTTGTTCTCCTCATCGGTTTTAAAAAGAGAAAACATAAGGCTTGAGCGAAGGTCAGATATCTCATCTTCAAGACGACTTACTGGAATACCAAGATTAGCGGATACATTAGCTGTATTAAGTCTTCCTAACGTTGCTCTAAGACCAAAGTTAGCCCTGTTAGGGTTGGCTTGTATAGCACTTCCTCTATAGTTATTATCGTCAGGCATTGTAACTAGCCTTTCGAGAGCCACGCGAATAGACCTTACCGCCGCCCATTTTCTTTTGAGCTTTTTTCTTAGGTTTAGACATTCCTCCTACATCTCCAGTTTCTTTACCTCGTTTAAAAACTCCCGACATTTCTCTAATTTCTGCATCAGTAAATTTCTTAGGGCTTAACATTTGAACATAAGCATTATGCTTTATTCGCTCACTGGGTTCATTATGTTTAAAAATTTTCATAAACCTTTTATACATACTATCTGTTACTTCATCTGAAGTATGTGTTAACATTTTATCAGCCATTGTAATTAGCCTTTCGAGAGCCACGCGAATAAACCTTACCGCCGCCCATTTTCTTTTGAGCTTTTTTCTTAGGTGCGTATGTCTTCTTTAATTTTTTAATATGGTCTTTGGCCCCTTGACGAGTAAAGCCAGCATCTATAAGTTTTTCTATAGCTTCCTTTTCACTATTTCGTTCAAAAATTCGTTTGTTTTGCCGTTGCATTTCTTCATATGACATGGATGGAGCATCGAAAAAGATTCCGTCATCACTTCCGCTTCTATATTCTAATACTTCGCCACCGTCTTTCATATTTGCCTTTACGTCCAGTTCTAAATCTTTTCTGGCTTTCTTTATCTCAGCCCGTCCCGCTTCCGTTTTTTTAAGTTGGTTAAGTCGAGTTCGCGCTGCTTTTTGTTCTTGCGCTCTTTTTTCTGTATCACCTTCATCTGGACGGTCTTGTAAAATTCCTAATGCTTCAATAGCATTCATAGAACTAATTTGTCGTTTGGTTAACGGTAATAACGGACCTGCCATATCTAAATCTCCCCATCTATGGTAATGTTGGTTGCTAGTTCTTTTTTAGCAGGGAGTAATACAACACCGTGAACAACCTGCCCTGTAACTTCTGTGGTTTGCTTTTTTGAAACTCCAATACGATCCAGTATGGACTCTGCAGATTTAATTCGCATGTCCATCTGATTTAGCGGAGTTGTGCCATCAGCGTCCAAACCTTCTACGATACGTGTCGCAGCTTTTACGCCATTCACGGCTAAATAATCTTTAGTCCTTGCAGCTATTTCTTCACGTAGCGACTTCATAAGACTTGAGCGAGATGCGTTGTATCCCGCTGTCTTCATGGCTTCGCCTACTCTACCGCCGTTTTCAAACAAAGCGTCCAGAAAGGCAGCTTGCTTTTCTGTTAGTTTGCGGCTGGGGTCTGTGCGAAATGCTGTACCTGCTACTGCTTTACCCGACATAGTTTTTTGCCTTTAGCGTACCATTCTCATCATGGTCGGAAAGGATGACATCATCATTTCTTGCTGCTTTTTTTCTTTATCTTCTTTCGTTGTGTACGCAGACAAAGGCTCATATGGAGTACTGTCCATCGTAGGCTTTTCAGCAGAAGTGTTAGCAGCTTTTCGAGCGCCGTTTGCATAGGCTTTTTTATCTTCGTCTTTCATCATCATCATTGTCTTTAAACACCTTTTGGATTTACAATATTTTTAATAAGAAGCACGTACCCTTCAAAGTTTTCGTGGTTGTCACTTCTTGCTTTTACAATCATTATATCTTCTTTTGAAGTATCTTTGTATTCTGCTAAGATTTCTTCAATTACAAAAATTTGTGGATTGGAAAACTTTACACATTCTCTTGCCGCCATAAGAATACTAAAATACTGTGCGGCAAGTTGAATAGAGGTACTGTCGTAAAAAGCCAGCTTCATTATCAATTCTTCGTGCTTACACAAAAAAGAGATAGGGACTTTTTCTTTTTCTTGTTGTGTTTCTGCAGGTGTAACGCATGAGGTTAATACAACACACGATAGTAGCACTGCTGCTAGAAACTTTTTCACCTTAATTAATTGTTAGTTGTTTGGCTTGTTGAGACTCAGGAACAACTTCCTTAATGTGTACAGTCAACAGTCCATTTTTAAAAATTACATTTTCTACTTCTACGTTTCGTCCTAGCGCAAAGATTTTACGAAAGTTTCTTTTTGCAATACCACGATGCGCGTAGTTGTTGTGTTCTGTTTTATTTTCAACATTACCAGAAATAGAAAGGGTTTGACCTTTTAACACAACTTCTAGGTCTTCTTTGTCAAAACCAGCAACGGCTAACATGATTGCGTAAATGCCATCTCGCTGATTGATTATGTCGTGCGGAGGGTAGTTTGCGTTTGATGAGTTTTCTACAACGGATTCCATACTTTTAAAAAACGGATCGGACCCGATAAACTGATTAAAGAAACGTGCTCCCAATAGTGTATCTAAATATACATGAGGCATAATCGTATACTCCCTTGCCCTTTGTTTCTAGGCGCAAATAGAATGAGTGTGTGTACTTAGCTTTGTGTTTTAAGTCCCGTCACATACTTTGTTACAATATAAAAATATTCTACAAGAGGTTGGCAAAGTGTGAACATGTAAAACACAAATAGCCTAAGTACTATATACTATTATAGCGTGTAGGAGACATGTTGTCAACACTTTTTTTACTTTTTGTACATTTTTTTCTTGACAGAATAGCTTTCAGCCTGTATAATAGGAGATACTCCGTTGGGCAAAGGGATACTTATAGAGTATCTAATAGATCGTATAGCGAAAAGATTCACGCTCATAGTTTCTTTACGATCTGAGTAGCGAAAAGATTCACATACTAAAAATAAAATAAAATTCGCCTTTGGGTGTACAGTTATATGGGGGAGGCCACTGGCCCATCCCGCGCCCATTATGGATTTTTTTTACATTTTTAGTGATAAAATCTCGGCGAGGTTGCTCGATAGTCTTTTCGGGGGCTTCGCGCTACACAGCCGCAAAGGCTCCAAAGTTTTCGCGCCAGTGCGGGCGCACATTTCAATGCAATGACAAAAAGTTTCTTTCAAAACTAAGCTGTAGAGGGGGGGTGGGCGCACAAAGCCTAGCAGGTCAAAAAGTCACAAAAGCCTATCCGATCAAGTCAGTACGGATTAATTAGCCACATTATCCATATCGCACACAAAAAAGAGCCCCGCAAAGACGTTACATCTGTGCAGGGCTGAGTTCACTCAGGGGAAAACGGTGGTGGTTATTGTTTAAGCCACCTTGAAATTAAGGCGTGTTTACGTGCTAGGAATACAGCCTCTTCAATCTCAAGGGCTACGTCTATCGGATCAATGCCAATAGCAGTAAGACGCCTTGCGGCTTCCTTTGTGTCTGCTTTGCCCGCAAGGCAATCGGCCTCGATACGCTCATAGGTATCTACGAAAGGCACACGGCGAAGCGTATCAGTCCACGCAGTTGCTGGATAGGTCAGCTTAAGCATATTCATCATCTTTCCACGCTGCGCGCATGGTTAAGGTAAAGATAACATGCCCATTTGAGTTCACCACCCGCACTTCTCGGTTGCCATCCCAACTCTTGGCATCGCTAAGATGGAAGCCCGCAACGTCATTAATAGCAACTTTAGGCTGATTGATTTCACAACCAGTGCTGTAGAATGTATCGCTTACGGGTCGCTTCTCTAGCTCTTCGATTTGCTTGAAATTAGCCATCGTTTGTATTTCCTTCTTCAGAGTAAATGAAAATGTCTGCTTCTTCATCAGTAAAGAACGTTGCAATTAGGTTAAGGTCGTAATCCAAAACCTTAACCGTAGTCCCGCAATCACTGATTTGTTTTCGATAAAAATACTCTTTACCGTCTAAAAACATAGTTACCATAGTAAGGACACTTCCATTTGTGGTTTACTACCAAACAGCGCCGTGCTGTCTGTTTCAGTACGCAAAGATTATTCTATTATAAGATAGTACGCAAGCCCTAAACCAAACAGGGCAGTCTGTACAATAATGAAAGCACACATGGTTTATAACCTCCTTTGCAAAGAAAAAGGGCGGTAAAGCTAAACCCTACCGCCCTCTAAGTTAGATGTTAAATACAACAAGCAAGACCAGAACTACAGCGCCAATCATTGCCAGCTTGTAAACGGCTGCAATTATATCTAACACCTACGCAGCTACCAATTCCCGCGCCTTATCAAGCGCGATACTTTTGTTGTTACGTGTGCCACCATACAGCGCAGCATCAAGACGCTTATCCGGTCCAGTGTCCTTTATCGGATTATGGTCAATGATGTTCGTTACAGTCTGAAAAGCTCCCCAGAGTGTAATTCGGTCATTATCAGCCCGTGCGGACTTGAGATCATGCCCTGCATTAATGACGGGGGCTTCCTCGTTTGTATGAACAAAGTTGCCAATCGTATCTGGCAGACCGGAAAGATCAATGGTGGTTGTACCTGCCGAAACAGCTTCTTGCATTAGCTGCTCTAGTGCGGCTAATTGTTGTTTCTTCAGCTTGGCATCATTTGTTCGATTGCTTGGATTGTATTCTTGGCCTCTTGCCAACAGCAACGCCTTACGAACCGCAATGGAGTGCGTCACCTTGCCAGAATTATCGACAGTCTCTTTGCCACCAAAAACAGCGCGAAAAAAATCAATCTCCTCCTCACCAGTAAGCACCTTTGCCGCCATTTCTCTCGCAAGCTGTTCAAACTGTGAAAACTCGGATTGAAACAGGCCAAGCGCCGTAACCATAACATCAGCGTCAAACGGTACTTTATGGTTATGCTTTACAATCTGGCTGGCTGTATTCTTAGCAAGTGTCCAAGTGTTGTTGCACACAACGCGAATAGGACTGAACAGACAGCTATTCGCACGCATTCCGCTATGATCCAGTGTGAACACAAGATTAGAAACGACAGTATCATCGCCATCAAGAGTGAAACCCTCGTTTGGTGTTGCCATTGCCCAAACCTTTGCGCCGTCAAATAAAGATCCGGCAGTATGTACGTAAAGACTTCCGGCATCCACAAATGGTTGGAAGAATTCAAACATCGTAGAGTTTTGGACAGGCAAATAGGCTTCGGTTACGCATTTGCCTAAAATCTGTCCGTCGCTTTCACGCTCAATGTAATAGCTGGCGTCAATGGGCGAACCATCGGCCTTGTGATTGGCTTCTAGCTTTACAGTCCAATCTAGCCCGGCGGCGGCTTGGATTTCATTAAGCGGCATATCGGCGCTGATTTGAGTGCCCAAACCATGCCACGGAACGTCTCCAACAAACGCCATATTTTCAACTGCATGTACCATCTAAAATATCCTTTCATTTCTGGTTAATCTGATAACGGTACGGATTGCATCTTAAAGCAAAGCAACTTGGTTGCAACTGCTTTTTTTGTTCGCAATGAACACAAAAAACTTGACGCCGAGCCGAGCCGAGCCGAGCCGAGCCGAGCCGAGCCGAGCCGAGCCGAGCGCCCCCATGAAAAAGATTAAAAACAAACATAACCTTTTAAATGGATATTTTAGCGTTGACAAAAGTATGATTGACAAAACTAAAACTTAGAAAACTTCTCATATTCACGTTGTAATTCTCCTATAACATCGCCTAGAAAATCTAGACAATACACAGAATAGCTAGGATCTTTTTTGCAAAAAGTTCTCCATTGTTTGAACATATTATGCGTAGATTTAGTGCTTCGTGCTTCGCCTTTTAAGTCTGAAAACGTATAGGAAATAGTTTCCTTCATTTTATATAGTCTCCATATCTGACAAAACGCTAAACTCTTCGTGCGTCATAGGTCTTTGCCTATAACCAAACGGGCAGGATATCTTAAAGTCACCACATTCAATCTCACGAATAGTATTGAGATTGACATTGCGATAACCTTTTTTGTTCACATCGTACACACACAAATAATTGTTGTGTGCGTCTTTAGTCTTACCGCTGACTGTATGTTTAGTTACACCAAGCCTACCCGTCAAGGTGCGTTCTTCACCATTTGCTTTGACAAAAGTTACAGTAAAAAACTTACTACCTACACGCGAGGCAACATATTGCGAAAAGGTCATATCGCTCTTATCGGTATTGTTAAGCATCATCTTTCTCCATCTGTTCTGCTACTTCACGGGAAAGGTCTAGCATGACTTCTGCTGCTTCGTCAACAATTGTTTGGGCATAGTGTTTTGCCCACACTTCACCTAGACCGTACTTATGATCTAGAATAGATGTAAGTTGAGTGCGTACAAACTCGCACACTTCTGCATCTAGATCATTGTATGAGTAGAACCCGACGCTATCTCTATCTTGTCTCCAATTATTCATACTTTTGCACTCTCACCATGTTTCTCAAAACAATCTATTCGAGCTATTGCTGTATCGGGATACCATTGATCCGCAAACTTACGTAGATTATCTAGATTGTTGTGTACATGTTCATAACATTTTTCAATAGTTTTAAACTCAAGTATCTTTCCGTTTAAATGCGTAACAGTCAAAGCGTCATTTTCGTTTAACTGTGCAAAGGGAAGAAACATTAGAATTACTATTTTATACATCGGCTGCTTCTTTTTCTCTTGTTAGTTCCGCATCGCCTCCTATTGTCTCAAATATATCTTTAATCTTAGCATCAACAGCATCTTGCCCGTAGTGATTATACATATGCCAACGAAAAATGTGTGATGGTACATCATCAATCATCGTTTGCCCCCAACCATTTAACGGGCCATGTAAACAATCAACATAACGTTTCGCGTCTTCTTCGATTGTTGTCATTGTCATATTAAATGCCTTTCTGCATTCTGTTCATTTGATATGATTACTTCAGAGTCAGTTTCTATCCACACTCTAGCACCACACGATAAAGGTTTATTGGGGCTATACACAACCCGACTTTCTCCTAAGATTGTTACATCAGAGCCATAAATATTTTCTTTTGATGTCTTTACAGTGATCACAGGATCACTTGTTCCATTCTTTTTATTGGCTCTAATTTTGTGCATATTAATGTGAATGCGCTTTTTAGTCATTACTTGTTTTTAACCTTCTCTATAACACAAGGGTTATTACTGAACTGATAACAGTTTAAACAATCCTTACACTTTTGACCAGTACAAGGTTTATAGTGATCATCAGGAATAGCGTTGGTAGACATAGAGAAGCCTTTAGAAAACTCTTCTAAAGTAAAGTCTTTAGAGAGTGTATCGGTATATATCATGTTCTCATCGTCAGATACATTATTAAAAACATAATGAAAATACTTTGGTGGTTTCCATTGCACGTTGTCTATAAACGGATTAGACCACACAAGAATAAGATTAAAGGGCATTTCTATGTCTAGCTCTTTTGCCACTCTGTTCACAATGTCTGTGCGTTTTGTCCACAATGCAAAGTTACAATGTCGGTTTCTTTTTGCAATCAGTATATAGTTTTTAAAATGTGTATCGTTTAATAACTCACCATGAGCATCAAAACGAAAATAGCTTGCATTTATAAAAGGTACATCAGCAACGTCTAAAGGTTTAGACAATATGTCTGTATTTCTTTGAAGCGCCTTTTCCAGATTAGTTCCGAAACGCTTTGTTTCTAGCGTATTAAAACTATAACACTTTGTACAGATTATCTTGTCGTTCTTTGCCTTGTGCATCTTACGACAGAAGTCATTATCTAAAGTATTAACGCTAATTGCTTGGAAGTCTTCAAGCTTACCGTTAAGCTTACTTATGTGTATTTTCTGCATATCTTGCATTCCTGTTTTGCTTCGATAATCTCTTTTAAACTACTGATCTGATAGTGTCAAGAACTTTCTTTGTACACAATGATCACTCCATATCCGTACCAAAGTCGTCAACATTAACAAAACCAGAGATTTGTTCTTTTGTGTACATCATAGACTCTGATCGGTAGTTGCAAGTTTTACACGTAAACTTTACGAAGTCATCGACAAAAACTAAATCACGAACTATTGATGCTTTTTCGTAGGATTGACAAAATTTACAATAAACAAAAAACGCCTCTTCTGGACTAGTCATGGTTGACAAAATTCCTTTTTCAGTTGACAAAGTTGATCCTGCATTGTCATTGTATCGTGTACACTTTTAGCCTCTAATAAAATGGCTGGAAGGAGGAAGGGTGACAAACATCCTGACAAAAGTAGAACGGTTGACAAAATAAATACACAAAAAATTTTATTCATTCTTCACCAAACTGCTTTATCTCTTTGTGTTCATCCTCTATACCCCACTCAACATAAGTGCGAATAGCCTCTGATACACTTATGCCCTCAGACTCAGATTTACGAATAAGATGATCAAAGGTATCTTGCTCAAACCCACAAACTATTCTACGCAATCTGCGCTTTCCTTCAATGTGTCCTTTAACCATTACTAGTTCTCCACAGTAAATTCAAAACTAACAGGACCATCAGCACTCTGTACAAAGTCTACAAGTTCTTTTTGTTCTTTGTTCAGAACGTCCACAACAACCCACACAACAGGATTGTGTCCATTGTCAGCTTCCCACAACCAATCCGCAAAGTCAGCATCGTAGTGAGAAAGATAGTCACGCCGCCAAACGTTAAACTTGCCATCCGAGCGTTCTTTAATCTCTATATTATTTAACATATGTTAGTTTCCCTTTTTAGAATAGTTCGCCACGACTTTGTGGTGGTATGTGTTTTAAATTTGCAAATCTATCATAAACTGTCAAGGTATCTGAATTAATTTGTACAACGTGGCCGTTTGAGTCGGTCCAAATGCTTGTGGTTATGTGTTCAAGAGCCTCGTTGTTCTTTGTCGCTATGACATTGTGTATGTTCTGTACAGCAACAGGAGAGGGTGCAGATATAGGATGTACACCAGAAACTATAGCCTCTATGGGTGGTACTGAAGACATCTTAGACTACTCCTTTGTACAGGTTTAAGTAAAGCTTATGTTTTCTCCATAGCCAAGCGTCCAGTTTTCCGACTATCCGAAAGCCTATCAGAAACAATCTGTAAAGTAAATAGTAACATTTATTTTTCATTTTATATCCTTTACCGTTGACAACTCAGCCCCATAGAACTATAATACTCAATGGAAGCCTTGTCAACTAAAAAAAATCAGTTGGAAAATCAATGGGTTATCGAAGAGTTCAAAAAGACTTGCAACGTCAAAAGAAAAGGCGTAATGTCGTAGCCGCAAGTCTGTCTGATCCTATGTTTCGCAAACGTGTTGTCGAGTCTAAAAAGATTAAACACAAGCGAAGGCGATTGACAAAAGATCAGATTGACAAAATCTACAATGACACTGAACAGGAATCAAAGACATGACCAGATACTACGTAGAATACATAAACGAAGATAGAATAGAAGATATAATTTATCTTTATGCTCCTTCACAAATCTTTGTAGAGAGTATAATGTCTGACTATGAAATAGTTTCAATTGATCAAACGGACTAAAAGATATGAATATTTTCTACCTTGACAAAAATCCAGCAAAAGCTGCCGAGTATCACTGCGATAAGCATGTGGTAAAAATGATCTTAGAAAGTTCACAAATGCTTTGCACTGCTCACAGAATACTTAGCAGTGAAGAGTTCTGTGATAATCGTGGTTTGTATAAACTTGCATACCAAAACCATCCAAGCACAGTGTGGGCAAGAGAAAACTATGTGCAGTATCGCTGGTTGTATAATCTTTACGAAGCATTGCTTACAGAGTATACAAAACGTTACAAAAAATCTCACGCTTCTGGACGACTGCGTGAAGCTTTAGAACTGTCTCCTATAGAAATAAATACAGGCCCATTTAAAGAACCACCACAATGTATGCCTGACGAGTACAAGGTAAAGGGAAACTCTCTTATCGCGTATCGTAAGTATTACAGAGGTGACAAATCTTATTTTGCTAAATGGGCGTATTCTGATACTCCGTGGTGGTGGGAAAACCCCAACGAGGTAATCTTGTAATGAACAAAATACTAGCCCTGCTTCTAGTTATGCTCTGTATACCATTTACAGCCCACTCAGAGGAGACTGACGAGTTAAAGTGTCTTGTAGAGGCCATTTATCACGAAGCTCGTTCTGAACCGTTTATAGGGCAATTAGCAGTGGCTAATGTTATCATAGAACGTGTAAACCTTGAACACTTTCCTGACACAATATGTAAAGTCGTACACTCTGCAAAAAAGTGGAAAGGTAAAATCATTAGGCACAAATGCGCTTTTAGTTATTACTGTGATGGTAAAAGAGAGTGGGCCACAGTGAACAAAAAAGCATTTAATTCAGCTTACGATGCTGCTTCTTTGGCAATGAAAGGAGTAGTTGTTTTATCCACGTTAGGCGCTACACATTATCATGCAAGTTATGTGCAACCATCGTGGTCTATGACAATGGTAAGATTACAACAAATACAAACTCATATTTTCTACACAGATGCAGATCAACCTTTTACGCCCGGAACTATCTTACATGAAAATATATACAAATGATGAACACTTTGATATTCTGCATCGTGCAGTTGACAAAGCTAGAAAGAATGCAAAAGAAATAAAAGTACCTCGACAGGCGTTACTAAACGTTCTTATGGATCATGCAAATTTCATAGGAACAATTAAACAACTAGGTGAAACTGTGGAGTACCCTGACAAATGACTGACAATATAACTACAATAAACATAACATCAAAGATGCGTGATTACGCTTCTAAAAAATCTAAAGAAATGGGAGTTCTTAAACACTCCATAGCAAAAGGTAAAGGAAACATGTATGGGTTCTTAGGAGAGAACATGTTTCAAGGATACGCATCTCCTTTTTATAAAGTAGAAACACACAATACATACGATTATGATTTTATTTTAAATGATAGTATAAAGATAGACGTAAAAACAAAGTCTACAAGTGTCATTCCAAAAGGTCAGTATGACTGTAGTGTAGCAGCATATAATACAAAACAAAAGTGTGACGCTTATGTGTTTTGCAGAGTTATGCACAGTTTTGATACAGGGTTCATACTTGGCGGGTTGACAAAAGAAGCTTTCTTTGACAAAGCGGAGTTTTGGAAAAAGGGTGTCATAGACCCGTCTAATGGTTACAGAGTAAAAGCAAATTGTTACAACATTAAAATTGATCAACTTCAATCCATAAAGGACTTAGTAGAAACATGTATGGAGAACAGTTAGAGTTTCCCTTTATGACTAGACCATCTGCACTCAAGGTAGGTGTTAAATACAAGGGATTTTCATATAAAGGTACAAAGAGTTTAGTGTTTGACAAGGACACGGGTTTATATGTATATAAGTGTGTGCATATTCTTAAAGGCCCAAACGGAGAAGAAGTGCCTTATTTTAAAAAAGATAATCCAGATAGCTTTGAGACTTCAAAAGGCTTTAGAGAATACGTAGAGGCAATACTAGAAGTAGCACCACCACTATAAGGCGTAGACCATCCTCCTCCTCATTACTAGTACGTTTTTATATAAGTAACTGAATAGGCTAACAAATGTCCAGATATATACTAGATTTAGAAGCAGACAGCTTGGACGCCACACGCATATGGGTTGTATGTATATGTGATATGGACGCGCCTAACCGCAAGGTTCTTTCATTTACAGACGCATCTTCCTTTTTAAAAGAAGTGGATATAGAAAATGATACATTTATTGCTCACAACGGTATCGACTTTGATTTTCCAGTCATGCAAAAGATTTGGGGAGTGGATATCAAAAACACAATCGACACTCTGGTACTATCCAGACTATTTCATCCTGATCGTGTTGGTGGTCACTCTCTTGGCGCTTGGGGTGAACGGCTTGGCTACGCTAAGATAAGCTTTGACAAGTTTGATGCTTATTCTGAGGACATGGTTAATTACTGTGAACAAGATGTATACATTACAGTAAAACTTTATGAATACTTGCTTGAAGAAGGTATAGATTTTTCTCAACAAAGTATAGACCTTGAGCATTCTATTGCAAAGGTTATTTCTAAACAATCACGCTACGGTTTTTATTTAGATCAAAAGAAGGCAGTCGATCTGTTAGTTGAAACACAATCAAAAGCTGATGCGATTAAAGCCAACATAAAAGAATACTTTGCACCAAAAGTTAAAGTTGTTCGTACTGACCTACCAAAGTACACAAAGACTGGCACTATATCTAAAGTGGGTTTAAAACAGTTTAAGTATGACGAGGTAGGCGGTCCCTTCTGGACAATTGACTTTGAAGAGTTTAATCCAGCATCACATAAACAAGTTGTAGAACGTATGCAGGAGGCTGGCTGGAAGCCTGTTGAGTTTACACCAAAAGGCGCACCTAAAGTATGTGAAGCTAATCTAGCAACTCTTCCAGATACCGCGCCCAAACCTGCTAAAAAGCTTTCTGAATGGAAGATGCTTGAGACACGTTGGAAAACTGTTGAGTCTTGGCTAAACGCTTTAGGCAATGATGGTAGAGTACACGGTAAGGTTTTTAGTCTTGGCGCAGTTACAGGTAGAATGACACATGCTGATCCCAACATGGCAAACATTGTCGCTGTATACAAACCATACGGTAAGGAAAGCAGAGAATGTTGGACCGTACCTAATGATGACTACCGTATATGTGGTATGGACGCACAAGGCTTAGAGCTTCGTATGCTTGCTCATTATATGCAGGACAAAGATTATGCGGAGGAAGTTGTAAACGGTGATCCTCATACAGTCACCATGCAAGCTTTAGATATTGATGATAGATCGCTGGCGAAAACATTTATTTATGCGTTTTTGTATGGTGCTAGTCCACACAAGCTAGGCTCTATACTTAATCTAAATGCCTCTCAAGGTGACGTTATCAAACAAAGGTTTCTTAACAACATGCCAAGCCTACAAAACTTAATCAGTCGTGTAGATCAGGTGTCAGGGCGAGGCTACATACGAGGCATAGATGGTCGTAGGCTGTACGTGCGGCACTCTCATGCGGCTTTAAACACGCTGCTGCAAGGCGCAGGAGCTATTCTGTGTAAGCAGTGGTCTATTTGTATGGATGAAGCAAT